TACGCCTCTGAGCCGTAGAACACGAAGTATTCAAGAATCAATGTTGTCCTCGGTGTTGTCCTCGATATCAACACTATCGATAATAGGTGTAGGTGGAGGAACCACAGGCCCTTCGTCATTCCACAATAGCTTCAGTAAGTTCTTCTGTATCTTCTCATAGTGCTTATGTCGCTCACTTTTCCTATGTGACGATCTATTGGCTCTCGTATGCATCACGTGACACACCTCGCACATGATTTTTTCCTTTGGATCCCAGATTTTAACGGGTTTGCCGATTGCCTTCTCTCGTCTAGCACGCAGAAGCCCGCTATTCACTGGTCTGATCGCTTGGCGTAAGTCTTCACCGCTGAGTGTGGCAACTGGGTTGTATTCGATTCTTTCCCTCATCGCGTCCTTCTCGGGGTCGTTCATGCCTAGCTCGAGTGCATCTGCGATCATTGCAATTGACTCCTCGGAAGCATCCGAAATATTCATAATCGAAAAAATCTCGATATCGACACGTAATATCTCCACTATATAATATATATTGTGAATTATTCGCATTTTATGAGATGTTGACGCTTAACCCCACAGGAAAGATCGTCGCTCAATGTAATGGTGGAAAACTCCACGATGGGAAGTTCGTTTCCGTGTGTGATGACACATCCGCGACCGGTTTTGAGACAATTGCCGACCCGCAGGCAAGGTTTGAAATCGTCCCCACTGTAAACTACATTCCAGGTAAAAAACGCAAGTTAGAGCCAGTTCGGGATGTCGTCTTCGTTTGTGGTCCTAGTGGCATGGGGAAATCAACTGTATTAGCCGCATATGCCAGAAAGTTTCAGAGGATGTTCAAGAAGTGCCCAATCTTTATGATATCGCGAAAACAAGATGATCCAGCATATGCTAACGTTAAGCTGTGTAAGCCGATTCTTGACGAAACGCTAGTTGATGACCCAATCGACATCCAATCTGACGATGTTCCAGCCAATTGTCTATTCATATTTGATGATTATGATACATTTCCCGATCCCATTCAGCAGTGTATCAATAAGCTCCTCGCCGACATCCTCGAGACTGGAAGGGCAAAAAATATCTATTGTGCCATCTCAAGCCATTTGATGTCTAAGCAGAATAGGACAGATAATGCACGTTTGTATAACGAGATGCATCGGTTGATAGTCTCGCCAAGAGGTGGTAATCGGCCAGCGCTCGTTAATGTGCTTGAGAACCATATGGGGCTAGATAAACGCCGCATAGCGGAAATTCTCCGTAAGGATTCTCGGTGGCTCGTGTTCGGCAAACAATTTCCGCAGTATTTAATTTTGGATCATGGGATGACCATTTTGTAAGTATTTTACGTGATAACTGAGACTATTTTTTATTCCAGTGAGTATACACGCGTGTGCAATGTCAGATCTAGAAGTCGTACGTGTACAAGAACCACGAGTACAACTCAATAATCGGCGCAAATGGTGTGCGCTAACCGGCGGCCAAACGGTGACGCAATATCAGGTGCCGGCCACTAGCTTTTCAACAAGTCAAATCTCATGGACCATTGTTCCTCCGAGTAAGTCGAGCATTCTCGATCGAAAGATCCTAATGGCATGGAACGTCCACCTTGAACTTACCGGTACCACGTCGTACCTTCAGCCGCCAGACGTGCCACTCGCTACTAACTTGCTATTCGATGGCAATTGGTCATTCCGTGCGCATCCGATACAGCGTATGATATCATCGCTCGCAGTTGCAATTAACGGTAATACCGTCTCGATGGAGCCGTATATCGTGATTGATGCTATGGAGCGAGTGCATGATCCAATCCAATTTGAACTCGGATACAATTCAGTCGGACCAAATTTCACAGATAAATACGCTAACTATAGTGATGGTGCTGTTTCGAACAATGATCCCCTCGGTGCATATTATGATTCAGCCCCAAGTGATCCTCGTGGCGCCTACAATGTCACGGTATCTGACAATTCTCCTACCGGGGCTAAAATTGATGCAACGATATATGAATACATTATGCTCCCACCCTTGATTTCTGGCAGTGACGCCGACGGCAATATTCGTGAGCATGGTGGTCTTACGCATCTTGATACCTTCACAATAAGCGCGACACTGATCAATCAGCAGGCAAGAATTCTCTCAATCTCTGATCCAACCTTCACCCTGGGCTTTGGCACTACTCTCACGAACGCAGTGCTTTCATTCAACACATCTCCGATGATCCTCGCTACATGGATTACCCCTAGACTTACCGAGCCAATACCCCCCTCGATCACTTATCCATACTTCCAGATCAATCGATACACCCAATCTGCTGGAAATCTTTCCCGACTCGGAGGCGGAAGCGACACTGGGACATTTAGCAGTCAGGTAATTTCATTGAACTCAATCCCACTCAAGATGTACATTTATTGCAAGAGATCACAGGGATTCACCCTAGGGACACCTTCGACTGCATCTGGGCTCACCGATACCTTCTGTGCGATTAACTCAGTGTCATTGTCATTCAATAACATCAGTGGGTTGTTGTCAGGTGCCAGTCAAATGCAACTTTATCAAATGTCAGTTGATAACGGGCTAAATATGTCCTGGAATCAGTTTAGTGGTATCACCCAGAGGGTAGCAGCTATCAATGACGAAGATAGCACTAGGTATGGTACAGTAGGCTCAGTCTTGGTTATAGATCCTTCCCGCGACCTGGGTCTCAAAGACGGTGAAAGTCCCGGTAGTTTGGGCCAGTACCTCTTACAAGTAACTAGCATGAACGTGACAAATATCGATAGAGTGACTGATGTCTCTGTAGTCCATGTTCCATTCGAGATCACGATTGTATGCGTTTTTGACGGCCTATTAAGCGTCAGTAATAATAGCGGCACTACAATTATCGGAAATGCTTCACGGGCCGATGTTCTTAATGCGCCAGTATCCGATATGGATTACAACGAGATAACTTCGGTATATGGCGGCGGCAGCTTCTTCTCCAAACTTGGTGATGTTGCAAAAGGCGTGAATGATTTCCTCCGTGGTAGTCAAGTCATCAGCAAGGGCCTACAGGCGGTCGATCATCCAGTTGCTAAAACAATCGGTAGGGTTGCGCATAGTCTTGGCTATGGCGATGCCGGACTAGAAGCTGGCGTTGTATGTGGCGGCAGGGAGATGTCACATGAGCGTATGCGTCGACGCCTTGGCCTCATGTGAGTGGACTTCGTCCACGCGGCCCGATGGCGGATCCACTCAGTCGTTGCTTCGCAACTCCCTCGTGTCTCCTGGATCGGGCCTTTATTTTTTGCACACAATGCCATGAATAATACGACGAAAAAAGAGGGAGTGGATCCGCCATCGGTCCCGCAGAACACGAAGTGTTCACGCATGTAGGTAGACGATGCTCATAATTGATGAAGTCGCAGTAAGATTACCGCCAGAACTCTGAAACACTAACGCTTGGACTGTATCCCCGACACTCAGATACATGTCCTTTGATGTGCTCACTGGTGTTGTCGTCGTCAGGCCAGCATCGGTATTATATGATTCAGCCACTGGCATAATTGATTGACCAGAGGGTGTCCATGACAGCCTAATTCGTCTACTACCAGTTGTGTTAGCAGTCCATGTTATCTCGGCACTTATGCTATACCAGCCGGCAGTGACGCACGTGAATATGCCAGTGGTTGGATTCCATGTGTTAATGGATGGAGAAATTGAGTGCCAATATGCGAGCGTCGTTCCAGTGAATGTCAAGTTAACGAAACTTCCGCTGACGATTCCACTTTGATCGGACTGTGCGTTGACATCGAGTAAGCTAGAAAAGCCCGCACATGTTACCCGACCGTATACGTCAGTGGTAACTGCGGGTGAATATTGTGTTTGTGCGGTGCCATAAGTGTGGAGATCGACATTCCACGTGCCCGCGCCCTCATTTGTCGCGACCAACGTTGGCACAAGAGACTCGATCGTGGTAACTGCACTGCCACTGCTGATCGCACTCACTCGCCCCTGTCCATCCACTGTTATGGTTGGAACGGTATAAGTGCCAGCGACTCCGGCAACATTACTCAGTGAGACTGTGCCGACTGACATGATTGGATCGGGTACACATGTTATCCCAGTTCCAGAGTTAACACCAGTGACGCTCCCACCTGATGTCCTCGCGGCTAGCTGATCTAGTGCATTCTGACAACTAGATGGAGGTGTAAGCCAATTATCTGGCACTGCCGGCGCATATCCAAGTATACTGCTGGTCGATGTATAGACCTTGGTGTTATTTGGCGTTGTAAGATTGCTCAATGACATCGTATATACCTTCCACACTATAAGTCAACTTAAGAGGAATTAGAACCCAAATACGCGACACCATATGCGCCACGTCACATCCTGCCCTGTAACACCTACGCCCTGAATGATAATATTAGTGGTGGATGCGGAGTCGGTCACGGCAAGCGATGACGAAGATGGTCCGAGATCGCCCACTACAAACTGTGTTCCACCTCCTTGTCTCGTGACGACACCTGATGGTGCATAGTAAACTACGGTATTCCTGAAGAATCCCCAATGGTCAAGTGCGCCATTACGTGCTTCAACATAATATTCCACAGTCGTAACTAGCGCACTACCCATCGGAATCGTCATTATGGTATTTGTGCCACCGATAAATGATGGAAATGCGTAGAATATCTTGTCCCATGGTGTTAATAATCCCAGTGGAGTACCACTAGTCCCATTTCCGGTCCAGACTGTATCATACTGGCTACTTCCATTAAATGTCGCAGTCGTTACACCAGCGATAGCACTCCCATTCGCCGCTGCAGTCAACCTTCCCTGCTGATCTACTGTGATATTGGCATTCGTGTATGCACCTGGTGTCACTGCCGTGTTCGTCAATCCAATAGTGCCGGCGTTAACGATAGGATTTGGTGTACATAGAATGCCTGTTGATTCAGTGATATTTGTCACACTTCCAGTTCCAGTTGTCGCTAGCTGATCTAGGGCGCTTTGACAGGTAGCTGGCACTGGCGACCAATCTGTGGGCGTCGCGGGCGAATACCCTAGATGGCTTTGTGGCGACGTATATACAACTATGTTATTAGCCGATGTGAGATTGCTCAAACTCATCGCGTCCCTCTTATACTTATCATGCAAAAAATTATGTACTTACGAGAGAAGTGTTCACGAATGTTGGAATATGATCGTGAGGACCAAGCTTGCACCGAGTGGGCTACCACTATCTTGTCTAAGTGAGACGCTAATAGTGTCGCCAGCTTGTAGATAAAGCCCAATAGACGTAGCACTATTAGTTGCGAATGACCCACTAATATTTGTATTAGTGACTGATGCCACTGGAGCAGGTGACCCACCAGATGGCGTGTATACGATTTCGATTTGACGATATGCGGTAGACGCATTTGCCACCCATAATGCGCTGGCATTTATCTCATACCAGGCGGGAGTCACACAGGTGAACAATCCAGTTGATGGAACGAATGTGTTTTTTGTGGGCGACAACAATTGTTTGTAGTTGGGAAGCGGCGTACCATTGTAGACTGCCGTGACGAATGATCCCGATGCCACGGATGACATCAGGGCACATGCGCTAACATCGTAAAGGGCGGATGATCCAACATTTCCAGCAAGTTCATCTAGCGCTTGACTCACCTGCGTCGGTGGTGTAGCCCAATTTGCGCTGACCGCTGGCGTATAACCAAGCACACTAGTGGATGATGTGTAGATCTTAGTATTATTTGGCGAAGTGAGATTACTCAGCGACATTCCTATATTAATGGGGAAAAATACCTTACACCGATGTATAAGTTATATAGGCTTTCCAATTAATGGTAATTCCGGCAGCGCCTACTACCTGAAGTAGATAGCTTGTGCCAGATAGCGAATTATTTAACGACCACGTGTTACCTGGGGGTAATTTATTTATTGTACTAGTTTGTGACGTCACAGTCCCTGCGGTATTTAGTATTTGGATTTGCCCGCGCATATATACTGCTGATGCGGCTGTAGATTGTGTTCCGATGACGTAATAATCTAGCCCTATACTTGTATTACTACTAGTAGGGATAGTTATAATCGTAGTCGCAGTGGCATTTGTTGTCTGCACAGTCCCTTCAATGCCAGTCACTGGGCCAGGGATACTACTAACTACTCCCTGCGCATTAACACCAACTAGCGCGTAAGTGCCAGCAGTGACCGAAGATGGTAATCTTATTTTGTTTCCACTTGTTCCATCGCCAACTACTGACGTGCCATCTGTATCGACGCTCACTACCCCTGCTGGCACCGTTAATGGCGAGGTTGGCAACCCAGTGCCGGTAATTGTAATGCCATCTGTGGTGGCGGGATTCCAGTTCGCGGCATACTCGGTTCCGACATATGTATACACATTAGTTGGCGCGCTAGCCCATGTTCCAGCGGTCGTCTGTGGTGCAAGTATCTTACCCAGATACAAACATGGTTGTGCGGTCAAGTTAGTGTTCGCATACATCGTCGTCGCAGACGACCCACCCGATATTGTGGTTGTCGACACATATTTCGCCGTATCAAATGGTGTCAAGCTAACTGCGAGTATATTCGATGGAACCGTTGTTTGAACCAGATACACATAGATGTAGCGCGTGTCACTGTTAGTGGTCCCAATGGTTGTCCCGGATGGTATGGTCAATGTCGGCTGTGATGCGAAACCCACTTGCTGACTTTGTCCACTCGTGATAGTCGCCGATCGATATGTGCAAAATGATTTGTTGACTGGATTGCCTACGCCATCGGCTGTCGTTAGTGTGATCGTGAGCGCATTTGCATTAACTGCGACGCTAAATCCCACGTTGACTAATTGTGTTATGCTTTGTGCGTAACTTATTCCGTTGCCAGCTGTATCATTACTATTTGCAAATGGTAACTGTCCGTCTACACCGACTCCAAATCTTGCTGGCTGATTAACTGAATTATTGTACACGAGTAGATCGCCGGTAGTTGTCAGGATATTACTAGCAGCCGTCGCCATTCCTTCCGCATTAAATGTCACCTGCGGGGCATAATAGGTAGCGGCTGTCACACCACTAGTAGGCAAATCACCTGCTACCAATGCACGCATGCTGGGTATGCCACTAGTACCCGCTGGCGATGCTAATACGAGATTGCCAGATTGTGAACTCATACTTAGCGCTAATATTCCAGTGCTAGTTACTGGCGAGCCTGATACGCTAAAAATACTCCCAGGTGCCGCACTTAGACCAACCGATGTTACCGTTCCGGTTGTCGCAGGCTGCCATGATGGCAATCCGCTGTTAACCGTTAACACTTGGCTATTACTACCGATGGCTAATCGCGAGGGTATGTTGCTAGAGTTGACCGTGAGGAGGTCTCCTGGCTGTGACACAATCAAGCTTGCAGTATAGTCATCAGAGACAGCCGACCAGATCTTCGTGCTATTTGCGGTCCATGTTCCAGCAGTCGTCTGTGGCGCGGTGAACTTTCCGAGATATTGTATCGGCAACGACGTCTGTGCTGCAGTCGAATATAACGTGAGAGCATTGGAGCCACCACTAATCGCACTCGATGACACAAGCGCGTCAAGAGGAAACGGTGAGAGACTGAGCGCAAGCACTACTGTGCCGGCATTATTGAGCGCATAGACGTATATATAGCCAGCATAGCTGTTAGTTGTGCCGATTGTCGTCGCAGATGGAATCGTAATCGTGAGTGCAGATGTCACGGCGATTGTGCTATTGCCGCCAGTTGTTATTGTCGAACTCCTAAATGTGATCATGCCTGGCGCCGACACTGACAATGATGATGTACCATTGCCCTGCATGAGTGTCACAGTCAATGCATTGGCCGCAACCGATGTGGCAATACCTATGTTTTTTATTGTTGATGAGTCTGGCAACCATGCGAGACCAGTAGTAGTCGAAGGCGCGACTGTAAGCAATTGCCCAGTGAATCCTACTGCTAAGCGATCTGGCTGTGTATCATATGTGAGTATGTCACCCTTTGTTGTAAGGATATTTGATGCCGCTGTTGCCATCCCTTCTGCGTTAAATGTCACCTGTGGTGCATAATATGTAGCTGCTGTCACTCCACTTGTTGGCAAATCACCCGCGACTAACGCACGCATGCTAGGAGTTCCACTAGTGCCTGCCGGCGATGCCAAGACGAGATTACCACTTTGTGAACTCATACTTAATGCAAGCGTTCCAGTGCTAGTTACCGGCGATCCCGATACACTGAAGACGCTTCCTGGCGCCGCACTTAAGCCGACCGATGTCACCGTCCCGGTTGTCGCAGGCTGCCATGATGGCAATCCACTGTTAACTGTTAATACCTGTCCATTACTACCAACTGGTAATGCGCTAACTACGCCGGTAGCTGACTCAAACGGAATATCGCCAGCTATTGCACACGAACTCAATGCATTAAATCCCGTGCTCGCTGTCGATTGCCCAGTGCCGCCATGCACGATCGGAATAGTTCCACTCAGCTGACTAGTTGGCAATACTAACGATGGCAGTGTCGTCAGCGTCGAATTTACTGCAGCCGTTATATTGCCTGCACTTCCGCTGATATTGCCACTTACTTGTGCGCCAGGGAGCACTAACGATGGCAAGCTCGTTAGTGTCGAATTGCTACTTGCCGTGATATTGGCTGCAGTTCCAGTCGTATTTTGGTTGAGCGTTGGCACATCACTCACGGCAAGTGTACGAAAACCAGGAACAGCACTTCCGGATGTCGGCCCGGCTAAAAGTGTGTGTGCAGCTTGCGTGTCCAATCCAAGAGCGAGTGTTCCAGCGCTAGTCACCGGCGATCCCGACACACTAAATACGCTTGTCGGTGATGCGCTCAAACCTACACTGGTCACTGGGCCACTGGCACCTGAGTGTGCGGCTAAAGTATCACATGCTTCGGCAAATGTAGTTGGTACTGGACTCCAGTTTGCTGGCGTCGATGGCTCATATCCTAGCTGACTCGCAGGTGATGTGTAGATCTTTGTATTATTTGGCGAAGTAAGATTGCTTAACGACATCGTTTGCGTCGCCTATAATCAACACGTGAGAATACTTCGTTTATAGAAGAAGTGGAAGTACAATGGATGCGAGTGGCAAAGCAGTGTCGATGATATCATCAAATAAGTTGCCACCAGTTAATGTGGGCCTACGATAGTTTCTATGACTCGGAAGAAACTCTGATGGCACTGGCCAATAATTAGCATTTACGAGAGACTTCATTGCTAGCCTATCGATAAGTGCCTGTATATCACGTGCAATCAGTGATAAATTTGGATGTGTCAATCTCTCAATTAGTTCTTGTTGCTCCATAAGTGTTAGCTCGAGTATGCGTGAAATCATGACGCGCCATTCGTCTCTTCTTCCATAGAGTGTGCTCCCGATGAACTTGTCGCCTTTGATAGCGTGATCACGTGCGAGCTCAATTGTCTTCATCTCGCTCGCGATCTGATGCAAAGTTGCAATCCCTCCACTTATGATTGGTGAAAGCTTTTCGATTGCCTCTGACATGACCTGCGTGCTAATCCCATGTAGGTATAATACGCGTGCGAGTGCCCACATACGCTTACATGCCTTAAATGGTCCATAGTGCACTTGAGAATATAGCAAGCGCTCGATCTCCTTACGTATACTACCTTCGTAATATTGTAAGCTGGCAACTGGATCTGTAAAATCGTATGACGTGTTTAGCAGATGCAATCGATGTCCTTCGCGATATCCAATGTAAAATTGGTTGGTCACTTCTAGCCAGCGATTATTTGCGTATGTCACTGCATCGATTTTTACTTGCGAGTCGCCAATTAATGCACTGGCGAGCGAAAATGTCTGGCCATTTTTGTGCTTCTTTCCTGCGAGCACTTCACGTGCGGTCCAGCGAATGATGCGATATTCTCGGATGATATCATTTATCTCATCATGCTCAAGTGACGTATGTGCTCGAGTACGCGAGAGGATATGCTGTATACGCTGTATATCGTCGGTAGCACGCTCAGTCTTAAATGATAGCATCAATCGCATCATTGTGTTGAGATTATCCATTGCAGGTATGTACATGCCATTGTCGAGTTCACCTATGTCGAGCGCGAATCTATTATCGGCCCCGGCTTTAACATCAGTAACATAATGGTGTGGCTTCTTCTGCAACTTCTTTATGATACGCTGCATACGCCTTGCGAACTCTCTCGCTACCTTCTTAGCATCGCCACTAGCGATAAAATTCTGGTGTAGATCAAGATCAGCTGGCTTCGATATCTGATATAGCGCACTCCCATATATTCCTGGATATTCATCACCGCGAGCACTTAAGAGATGAATCTCGCGTTTGTCGTCGCGTGTGTAAGAATCACGTGCACGTGTACGAATGAGGTCAGAGACGTTCATCACTCACTGGAGTATACTTTAGCAAACTTTGTTTGCTGCGGCTCGGAGGCGCGTCCACTTGATCACTCACTACGTTCGTTCCGCGTGTCCGCTAGACCTCGCCTCTTATCCTGTATATAATGCGTGTAAATATATGATAAAAAATGTGAGAAGCGAGACGCGCAGGGATGACTCGGAGGCATCGCAAATAAAGTTTGCTGAAGTATATAATGGCCGATTACTCCCTTAGTGGGATCGATATCGATAGGATCCTCTCCGCTAATGATTGTCCTCACGATATCATCACTTATCGTGATCTCGCTCGCAAAATTCGTCGGAATGAATGGACTTTCGATAACCTACTTCCTGATCACGTGCTTGTTATCTGCTTCGAGACTAAGCCACAATACGGACACTGGATTTGTGTCTTTAGTAATTACGAAGGTATTCAATTCTTTGACTCATACGGTCTTAGCGTTGACGATGAGCAGCATTGGAACTTTGATCCAGAATTCAAAAAATATGCCCTTGAGGATTATCCGTGGCTTTTACGATGTCTTTATCAATCGGGTCATGTTGTGAACTATAATCAGTATGTGTTTCAGGCACATAATCCTATGATAAGGACCTGTGGTCGATGGGTGTGCTTACGCGCCTGTACACGCTATCTCGGCTGTGATGAATTTGCATGCTTAATTAGCGATCAATGTGCAGCCGAAGGAAAGGATCCCGATCAGCTCGTCGTTGAAAAAGTTCCAGTGTGAACACTTCGTGTTCTGCGGGCTTGGTGGCGGATCCACTCGGTCACTCACTACGTTCGTTTCCTCGTGTCTCCTGGACCAAGCCCTCCCTTTTTGTTGATCAGAACTGTATACAAAAAGAAGACGCAAGTGAAAATTCCACAGATAGTATACACATCGTGCGATGGAAGCGACAACTACACGCCTGCCATTTGGTAATGCGCAGGACAAAATCTACTTTGATGTAGAAATTCTACCACAATCGAACTCAACTGTGACACCAATTACGTACTCACAGCAGTTCAATCAGTCGATTGTTGATGATCCAGAGAAATACTATGCCGCGATCACGAAATTCGATATTCCAACAGCCAATATTCCATCGCTTGCCGTTAAATTTGTGTCTCCATCGGTGACCACGACGATATACACCGTGACATTGACATATGGTGCGACGACTAGCCAACAGAGTGTGATATTTGTGCCAACGAGTGGAGTGGCGACTACTGATGACACATATCCATTTGTTTACGCATACGAGGACTTTTTGATCATGGTGAATACTGCACTTGCTACTGCATTTACCGCGATAACACCACCCATGGGAGCAGTTGCGCCATATTTCCAGTTTGATCCAGCCACTAGCCTAATTTCATTGGTCGCACAGACCGCGTACTATGATCGTACATTGATGTCACCGATCAACATCTATTGTAACCTACCATTGAAGGTACTTTTGGATGGGTTTCCTGGCAAACTTAGTCCATTTGGGCCTGCGCCAGATGCTGCAGGAAGAGATTTCCATTTCACGGTCGCAAATCTTGGCAATAACTTCTACAATGTTAGTTCGGTGACCCCAGCATATCCTCCAGCGAACTATATCATGATGCAGAACTATCCATCGCTGAGTGCATGGTCGCCATTTAGTGCGATTCGTATTAAGACCAATATGATACCAGTAAAGCCAGAGTTAGTAATTCCAGCATCTGGTACTGTTGTGCTTGGAAGTAATGCAGTTCTTCAAACATTCTTCCCACAATTTCCAGAGAATCAATCACATTCAACTCGGATATTCTATGTCGCTAATACATATCATTTGATCAACATGACTGGGCATAGCCCACTGACGAGGATCGACTTTGCTATCCAATGGGTCGATACTGATGAGGTGACACACTCGATACTAACTACTTATAATC